TCGCCGATGCGGGCGTGGGCCTCCGTGAAGACCACGAAGCGCGACGCCGTCACTGGGCGGCTTGACCTGAACCAGGCCGGCGCCGAGTGGGTCGGAGAGAAGTCGACCAGAAACCGCACGGCGACCCCCGACCTGGGCAAGTGGAGGACGCCGATCCATGAGCAGCACGCGAACCTTCCCGTTACTCAGAACGAACTCGATGACGCCGACGATGACGTCGAGGGTTTCCTGGGCGGCAAAGCCGCGACGAAGTTCGGACGGGCCGAGAATACCGCATTCGTTACCGGGACGCTGAAGACGCGCCCCCGCGGGTTCACGACCTACACTGCTGGAACTCCTTCCGCGAGTGTGTTCAACCGGATTCAGCAGATCGCAACCGGAGTGAGCGCCGGGTTCGCGGCGAGTCCGAAAGGCCCGGATATCTTCAAGGATATGGCGGCGGCCCTGAAGACTCCGTTTCTCCCGCGGGCGGCTTGGTCGATGTCCCGGCTCACTCTTGGAGCGGCTCGGAAGCTCCAGGATTCGAACGGGACCTATCAGATCCTGATGGACAGGGATCCCAGAGGGCGGCCGGCGTTCTTCATCGAGCAACTTCCTGTCGCGATGTTCGACGACATGGCGGCCATCGGTGCGGATAGCCTCAGCATGGCCCTCGCCGACTGGCAGGAAGGCTACGAGATCTACGACCGCGGCGGGATTCGCGTCCTTCGGGATCCCTACACGGCGAAGAGCTCGGGAGAGGTCGAACTCGACTTCTATAAGCGCGTGGGCGGCGACGTCCGCAACTTCGAGGCCATCAAGCTGGCGAAGTTCGGCACCTAACTTAGGACCAGAGAGAGAGAGGAAAAAGACATATGGGGATCCTTAGAGACCTGAAGAGCAACCTGGACGCGGTGCAGAGCCTTCTGCCCGCAGCCCGGGCTGTGACGGCGAACGGCACCGGGGTCGACTTGCTCGACTTCGGCGGAGCCATGGCGGTGGCGGATATCGGTCTTTGGACCGACGGGACGTACACGCTGAAGCTCCAGGAGAGCGACGACAATGCGGCGTGGGCGGACGTCGCGGCCGGCGACCTGATCGGCGCCTTCACCGTCATCGACGACGCGGCCGATGACAACGTGATTCAGCGAGTCGGATACCGCGGGATCAAGCGTTACATCCGGGCTGTCGTGACGGAGAGCGCTTCGCCGGCGCCGTCGACCGGAGTCGTGCTGGGAGTGCTGATCGTTCGCGGACTCCCGAACCTGGCCCCCACTCCATAAGGAACGAGTGAACCGGGAATTCGGAAAGAAATGGTCCGGGTCCGTCGTCGCCGTCTTGGGCGGCGGGCCCGGCCTTTCCCCCGGCCAGGTACAGAAAGCCAGGGAGGCCGGCGCTTTGATCGTCGCAATTAACAAGGCGATCGATATGGTCCCTGACGCCGACATGCTCTATTTTTGCGACTCCAATTTTTTCGAGGGACATCGAGATTCTGTCATGAGGTATTCCCGTGCTGGCTTTGGCCCTATCGTGACCTTAGAGAATTGGAGTCTTCAGAAGGAAATCCCAGGACTGATCAATCTAATAAATGGCGGGATGGCCGGCCTCTCGAAGACGCCGGGCGCCGTTAAGACTGGGAAGAACAGCGGATTTCAAGTCCTTAATCTACTGGTTCAACTCGAGGCGAAGAGGGCTCTCCTCCTGGGCTTCGATCAGCGCCCGGTCGATGGAAAGATCCATTGGTTCGGGAATTATAAGGTCCCGACTCCTCCGGAGGCTTTCCCCCCCTGCATCGAGCAATTCCGCGCAGCGCGGGAAGACTTCAGCACTTCCTGCCTCCAGGTGATCAATTGCACGGCCGGCAGCGCTTTGGACGCTTTTCGAATGATGCCCCTTGGGAAGGCTTTGGCCCTCAAATGAGCGAGAAACAGATTCCAGTTTCATATGTGGCTCATGGAGAGAACACTTCTCCCATCTTCTGCTCGAATTTCTCGAAGGGATGCGGCGGGATGACTGTCCAAAGTAATGAGCTCTACCCAGGACCGATCTCGCTATTCGGGAGCGCCCAGCTTTGGAAATCCATACTCCTCCAGGCAATCGCAGAAAAGCGGGACTGGTATTATGGGGATCACGCCTATTTTGGACGGATGAAGTATTACCGGATTACGAAGAACCGCTTTCAGCATGACGGAATCGGTAAGCCGGATTACGGAAGACTGAAGAGATTCAATATCGAAATAAAGAACTGGAAGGATTACGGCCATCATATCGTGATCTGCCCTCCTGATCAGAGATTCGCGGATCTCTTCGGGTTCAGCGCTGACGCCTGGCTTCGGCATATCTGCTACGAACTCCGCCGGTTCACGAATCGGAGGCTGATCATCCGGGATAGACGGAACCTGGACACCATTCCGCCGCTCGAGGAGCATCTCCGGGATTCCTGGGCTCTCGTCACACATATGTCGAATGCCGCCGTTGAATCAGTTCTCGAGGGCATCCCTGTTTTTTGCACCGGGGAATGTGCCGGCGTGACGATGGGAACGAGCGACCTTTCGAAGATCGAGACTCCGGAGCGGCCCGACTGGCGCGAGAAGTGGGCGGCGACTCTGGCCGCCAATCAATGGACGATGGATGAGATGCACCGCGGCGAATGCTGGAGGTCGATTTCCTGATGGGTGTCATCTGCAACGGTCCGCGGAAGTCCGGGACGAACGCCGTCCGGGCGATCGTGCGAGAATTCGGATTCGAGGACGTCCCCGGCGGGATAATCGACGGCCAGCCGCGGACGCCGAAGGATGCCGCTGGAAACCGTTCGTTCTTCTCGATGGAGTCTCTTGAGAAGACCCTCGATGGAAATAAGACGATCGGGAGCCATTCCCCGGGACTCGTCTCGAAGCATGCGATCATTTCGATCCGGCGCGATCCGAAAAATATCGCGGTGAGCGCCTATCGGTTCGACCGGAAGAACGCCGGCGCCCCTGTCGATCGGATGCAATTCCACTCCTGGCTTGAGGCGAATTCGAGGCGAATTATCATCGAATGCCTGAATCACCGGCTGGCGCCTGGGAAGGGTGCCCTCGTCGTCGACTATGAAACCCTTTTCACTCCGGAGACGATCGCCGCGATCGCGAAGCATATCGGTGTCAAGGTCCGCGACGTCTCCGCGGCCTATGGGAATAGCGCGACATGGACAGGGGCTCCCTCCAAATGGCGGGATTGGTTTCTTCCGCGGGCCGCGACCGAATTCGATGAAGAGTTGAACCGTCTTGAAAAGGTCAAGAGCTCCGGAGTCGTCTGGATTATGGGCCTCTCAGGATCCGGGAAGACGACACTCGCCAATGCAGTCTGCAGGGAATTGGTGAAACGGGTCGGACTCGTTGAGCCGATCGACGGCGACAAGCTCCGGGAGAGAACGGGGCTCTCCGGGTTCTCCCGGGCGGCTCGGGACCGGAACATTACCCAGGCCGGCACGATCGCCGCCCATATGGAACATGCCGGCGCCTGGGTTGTCGCAAGTCTGATATCCCCGTTCGCGAATGCTCGCGATGCTGCCCGGATGAGATGCAAGAATTTCTCTCTCGTCTATCTGTCGACTCCCCTCAAGGTTTGCGAATCGAGGGATCCGAAAGGCCTATATTTGAAGGCTCGAGCCGGCGCCGTGAAGGAATTCACCGGGATAGATTCCCCCTTTCACGCTCCGCGGAATGCAGATCTCGAGATTGATACAAGCAAGGTCTCCGGGCCGGCGGCCGTTCGGATGATTATCAAGCTTTTAGAATCCAAGGGGCTACCCAAGGCGCATAGCCCAAATCTGAAGGAGGTCGGAGCATGAAGGAGCATAGAGGAATATGGTTCCCGGACCATGAGGAGCATCTCATCGAGTGGATCGAGACTGTCGCCGCACGGCCTGACGCCGAGAAGTTCACTCCGATGCGCGACGGTAAGATGGTCTATCAAGGTCATAAATATTTAAAAGCGCTCGAGTTCGTGAAGAAGCGCGGGGTCGCCGTTGACATCGGCGCCCATGTCGGTCTTTGGTCAAGGGTGATGGCCCTCGACTTCGGATTCGTTCATGCCTTTGAGCCTATGCCGGCTCATCAAGAATGCTGGCTTCGGAATCTGAGGGATCCCTATGAAGAAGGGCGGGCAGTTCTTCATAGGGCGGCTCTCGGAGAGTCTATCGGTCAGGCGACCATTAAGACTCGGACGGAAGGATCCTCCGGGGACACCGGCATCGATCCGGACGGCGCGGCCGGCGGCGGCGTCGCCGTTGAGCTCCGGATGCTCGACGAGTTAAAACTTGAGGAGCTCGATTTCCTGAAGCTCGACTGCGAGGGATATGAGGTCTTTGCGCTACGCGGGGCGAAGGAGACGCTGCTCCGCTGCAGGCCTTGCGTGATCGTCGAGCAGAAGCCCGAGACCGGGATGGAGAGCCGGTATGGAATCGGGGAGACGGACGCCGTGAAATTCCTAGAGAGTCTTGGGGCGAAGCGGCGAGCCTGCATTCAAGGCGATTATATATTGAACTTCGACTAAAAATGGGGATTGGCGACGAAATAATGGCGTTGGGTGAGGCCCAGAAGCTTTCAAAGGCTTCCGGGCTCCCTGTCCGGATCACGGACAAGGATGGGAAGCCCAGATGGGCAGAGATATGGGCCGGCCAGACCGCTATCGTCCATCCGGGGGAGACCCCGATGCGAAGCGCCGTCCTCCTGAATGCCCCTGGCGCCAGGCCCTATATAGTCGCCTGGGAGTCCTGGAAGAAGCGGCCGGTTAGCGTCTTTTCCCGGCAATGGCGGGCCCGGGACTGCATGGCGGCCTATAAGGTCGATATGAGCATTCTCGGGAGGGGCCCCTTGGCCCTCAAGAGGACTGTGATCGTCGAGCATCGATCCCCTGATCCTTCTAGCCCGAATAAGGCGATCGAAGCGAAGAAAATGTCCCAGATAGTCGCCGGCCTGGGCGCCATGGGCCTCCGGGCGATCCATGTCACCCCAAGGAGGGCAAAGCCGGATCCGGTCACGGAAACCTTTTGGTGTGCGAACGGGATGGAGCTCATGTCGATGATGCAGGCCGGGGCCGGGTATCTCGGAGTCGAGGGAGGCCTTCACCATGCCGCGGCGGCCGTCGGCAGGCCTGCCGTCGTTCTCTTCGGCGGGTTCGCCTCTCCGGACAGAACGGGATACGCGATCCATGAGAATCTTACCGGGGACAATGGCGGCCGCCCCTGCGGGCGCTGGGCGCCCTGTGATCACTGTGAGAAGGCGATGGGCTCGATCTCTGTCGAGATGGTCCTCGCGGCCGCGGAGAAAGCTTTTCGGGAGGTCATCTGATGGGAGCCTTGATCCAGACCGTCGCACCGAGCGAAGAACCTATTACCACGGCCGAGGCAAAGAAGCATTCCAGGGTCGATATCACGGCCGACGATTCCTATATCGCGGCCCTGATCACGATCGCCCGGGACATGGTCGAGGAGGAGACTTCTCGCCGGCTGATAACCCAAACCTACCAATGGAAGCTCAGCAATTGGCCGAGCCGGAACCGGCTTTTTGTGCCGATCGCGCCCCTTTCTTCCGTGACGAGTATCGTTTATCAGGATCTTGACGATGCTTCCACGACGTTCCCGGCCTCGAGTTATCTTGTCGATACGAGCTCCGAGCCGAATCAAATCGTCCTCCGGGACGGAATTGTGTGGCCGATCCCCGCGGCCGGCCTCCGCGAGGTCAACGCGATCACGATTACGATGGTCATGGGCTACGGAGCAGCGGCGGCCGTCCCGGAGCGCCTCAAGCAGGGGATCAAGCTCCTCCTGGCTCATTTCTATGAGAACCGCGAAGCGACGGCGCCGGGAGCCTTCGGGATGAAAGAGATTCCGATCGGTCTTCAGAGGCTGATTCAGCAGGAAGCTCGCTGGAACCAATTCGCGAACGCCAGAGTAAGCCAGGAGGGAGGCTGATGGGCGGATCCCCCGTCAAGGCTGGAAAGCTAAACCGTCAAGTCATCCTGCAGTCTCCGGACAATGACCGAGAATCGGATGGATCGGTCGACGAAGATTGGGCTGATGAGGCGACGGTATACGCGGAGATCAAGGACATCGGCGGGGTCGAGAAATTCGAAGCCGGGAAGGTCATGGGCGAAGAGACCCATCTGATCCGGATCAGGTTCCGGACCGATGTCAAGAGGATCTGGCGGATCAAGCTCGAGGACACGGCGACGAGTCCGGCGACGAATCGCTTCTTCGGGATCATCCGGATACTCAATCCTGGGGACGGCCGGCGGGAGCTGCATATTCTAGCGAAGGAGAATCCGGATGGCGACGCCGTTTAGCGTTCAGGTCTTGGGAAAAAAAGAGATTTTGAAAGCCCTCCGAGCAATCGGCGACGGCGCTCCAGCCCTAATCGAGGATTCTGTTCGAATGGGAGTACGGACTTTCGAGAGAGAGCTTCGCCGGCGGGCGCCAGTCGACGAAGGGGTTTTGAAGCGCAATATGAGATCCGGAGCGAAGAGGAAGAAGGGGGCCGTCATCGGTTTCGCTGGGCCGAGCTCAAAGGGTGCCCACGGATCGATGGCCGAATACGGGTATTACAACAAGAGGGCACGGAAGAGAGTTCCGGCCAGGCCGTGGGCCAGGCCTGCCTTTGAGAGCAAGGTCGCTGGGGTTGAGATCGACATTCTGAACAGGATGCAGAAAGACATCGAGACTCAGGCGAGGATTGCAGGGAAGCTTTCCTCTCCTGGATCAGGAGGATCAAGTGCCATCGCCCTCTAGTATTGAAGATGCTCTGTATGCCATTTTGCACGATGACACCGATGTCGAGGCCCTTGTCGGAGACCGTATTTACCCGGTCGAGGCGCCAAAGGGCGCGACTCTCCCCTATATCGTCTATTCGATGATAACCGAACCTCAAGATCTTGATCTAAGCGGAGCGGCCGGCCTGGCCTGGCCGCGGATGCAGCTCGATTGCTATGGCCGGCCATACAAGACAGCCAAGGACGTCGCGCAGCGGGCCGTCCTCGCGCTGCATGGGTTCACAGGGACCGCGGCCGGCGTACTCATCCAATTTACCCAGACAACGAAGGGTCCTGATGGTTTTTCGGAAGCTCCGAATTCGTTCCGGAAGATCGTCGAGGTGCAGTTCATTCTAGAAGGGCCGCTATCATAGGCCCAGGGAGGAAGTAAATGACGAAGTATGCAGCGTTTGGAACCCTTCTGAAAAAGGGCGATGCGGCCAGTCCGGAAGTCTTCACCGCGATCGCAGGGGTGAGGAACATCGGTGGGGCAGAGATGACCCTTGAGGCGCTCGATGTGAGCGATCACAGCTCCGAGGATGGGAATAAGGAGTTCGTCGGAGGCCTGATCGATAACGGGGAAGTGAGCTTCGAGATGAACATGGACCTTGGGGACGAAACCCAGGATCCGGCGACCGGAGTCATCTTCGAGCTCAACGATCGGTCCCTCAAGAACTATCAGATCCTCTATCCGGATGGATCGACAGCGACATTCGCCGCCTTGATGACGGCCGTGTCGCCTCAGAATCCGCACGAAGCGGCTTCTCTGATGAACGGAACGCTCAAGATCAGCGGCGTTATCACCTGGGCGTAGGGAGAGCACGATGACCGGAGCACCCAAGAAACTACTGACGAAGAAGGAAATCCTCGAGGCGAAGGATGTCCTGACGGAAGACATCCAGGTCCCTCAATGGGGAGGGATCATCCGGATTAAGACGATGTCCGGCGCGGAAGGTGATCAGTTCGAAGCCTCCGTGATGATCAAGAACGGGACGAAGTTCGAGGTAAATCCTCGCCGGCTGAGGGTGAAGCTCGTCGCGATGTGTGTCATCGGAGAGGACGGAAAGCGTCTTTTCAGTGACGATGACATCGCGGCCCTCGACAAGAAATCCCGGCCGGCTCTTGATTTCGTTTTCAAGGAATGCCAGGAGCTCAATGGGATCGGCGACGACGAGATCAAGAACCTCGAAGAGGGTTTAGAGGAAGGCCAGGAAGACGGTTCGCCTTCCGCCTAGCTCTGGCCCTGGGCGGTATGACCGTCAATGAGCTCTTGGGGCGGATAGATGCCCGGGAGCTCGCGGAGTGGGAGGCATATGACAGGATCGAACCGTTCGGCGAGAGGATGACTCAATTGATGCTGGGCGGGATCCGTGCGGACGTCGTAAACTCCGGAGCCGTGCAAGGAAGCAAGGTCCGGAAGGCGGAGGATTACCTTCCAATGCGGATCGAAAAGAAAGAGCAGACCTGGCAAGAACAAAAGGCGTTCATGAAAAGGCGAACTGAAATCCAAAAGAGAAAGGCGGCAAAGGGGTAAGCAATGTCAGTTAGAATCGGCACACTCCGGATTAACCTCGCCGTCGATCTCAAAGCCTTTGAAAAGGGCCTTAATCGGGCTTCGCGATCGCTTACTCGGGTCAGTAGGAAACTTGAGGGAACCGGCCGGCGGCTAACAACGGGGCTCACTGTGCCCGTTTTGGCCGCCGGTACGGCCGCGGTGACGATGGCGACTAGATTCGACGACAGCATGAACAAGATCGTGAGTCTTGTCGGAGTGGGACGGGAACAGGTCGACGCCTGGCGAAAGGACGTCCTCAAGCTTGGAATCGCGACCGGGAAGGGCCCGCTCGAACTCGCGGAGGGGCTGTTTTTCGTCACTTCCGCGGGCGCCCGGGGGTCCGAAGCCATGCGTATCCTGGCGGCATCCGCGCAGGCCTCCGCGGTAGGCCTGGGCAGCGTCTCCGTCGTCGCTGATGCCGTTACTTCGGCGATGAACGCATATGGGGCGGAAACTCTGAATGCGGCCCAGGCGACGAGCATCCTAGTCGCCGCGGTTCGGGAGGGTAAAGCCGGCGCCGAGACAATCGCTCCCGTTCTGGGTAGGATCCTCCCGATCGCCTCAGAGCTCGGGGTTTCGTTCGACCAGGTCGCGGCGACCGTCGCGGCGATGACCAGGATCGGGGCCGACGCCTCGCAGTCCATAACTGGACTCACAAACATTTTTAAGACGATGCTCAAGCCCGGGAAGGATGCCCAGAAGATCCTGGCCGAAGTCGGACTAAGCGCTGCATCCCTCCGGAAGAGCATCCGGGAAGATGGCCTCCTAGTCACCCTCCGGACCCTTCGGGATAGATTTAAGGGCAACGAGGACGCCATGTCGAAGCTGTTCGAGGACTTCAAGGGGATGACGGCCGTCCTCTCCCTTGTCGGGAAGAACGCGGACCAGGTCCAGACTATTTTCGATTCCCTGGCGGCGACGACCGAGAAGGATCTCGCGAAGGCTTTCGAGGAATCGAAGACGTCCGGGTTCAGGCTTCGGCAATCTCTGGCGACTCTCCAGGCGGTTGCTATTATCCTTGGTGATAGAGTCCTCCCATTGGTAGTAAACGGATTCACGAAGTTCGCTGGAATCGTCAACCTTGCCGTCGGCGAATTTACCAAGTTGACTCCTCAGACCCAGAATCTCGTGATCGCGTTCACGGCTTTGGCCGCGATCGGAGGCCCTGTTTTGCTTGCGATGTCCGCGATTGCCGGCGGCCTGGCGCTCATAATTAGCCCTATGGGATTCGTGGCCGTCCTTGCTGCAGGAACGGCAACGCTGATTCTTTTAAGGTGGGAGAAACTCCGCGAAGGGTTCGATATCATCCTGACCGAACTCGGTAAGAAATTAGATACCTTCGCCGTCAAATTCAATCCGATCGTTCTGGCGCTAAAGGGACTCGCGTGGGCCGCTGGAGCAAGCCTTAACCAAGTAGGTGATGAGCTCGACTCATTCGGTGTTAATGGCGACGCTACAAAAAAGGTTATCAGTTCGATTTTGGAGGACATGGAATCTGATTTCGATAGGATGGCGAAGTCCGTCACAGATGGTCTTTTCAAGCCAGGCGAGGCGCTCGCGAGCATGGCGAAGAGTGCCGAAGAGTCCGCGGCAAGAATAAAGAAATCAATCGAATCCCTGACCGGCGGAGAAGCCGGTGATAAAAGGACCGCGAAGATGATGGCGGCGACGCGGGCCGCGGAACAGATGGGTATCGATTTGACTCTTGAGGCGACGGCGTCAAAAGAAGCCATCTTCGAGTCTTCACTGAATAAGCAGATCGAAGCTCTTAGAGTTGCGGGGGCCTCGAAGAAATCTCTTGAACTAGCCCAGTCCGCCGTCTCTTTGACGATCGCCAAAAGAAAGCAGTCCGCCGAAGCTGTTTTTGAAAAAGAGCGGATGAGGATCTTCCAATCTACTTCGCAGTTCATAGCGTCTAGCGCATTGGCGAACAATAAGAAACTCGCCGGCATAGCGAGGGCGGCAGCAGTCGCGAACGCGACGATTAACACATTCAGGGCCGCGAATGTTGCACTCGCCTCGGCTCCTCCTCCTTTCAATTTTGCACTCGCCGCGGCAGTGGTCGCCGCTGGCCTCGCAAATGTCGCGAGGATAACGAGGGTCCCTGGTTTCAAACACGGTGGACGCCATCCTGTCGGAGAGCCCTTTATGGTTGGGGAAGACGGTCCTGAGGTCCGAGTCGAGAACACGCCCGGGACGATTATCCCGATGAACAAATTGGCGGCAGCCGGCGCTGGAGGAGGCGGGTTCAGCTTCGGTATCTCAATCGATACCGTGAACACGAACGGAGTCCCGGGCAGCGGACAGGCTCTCGCGAAAGAACTCGAGCAGATATTCTTACGGCCTAGTGGACTCAGCGACAGGATCGCCAGGATGATCGAGAAGGCAGCAGATAAAACGAAAGGGAGGGCGACCTGATGGCGCTAAATGTAGCTTCCCTGGCGAAGCCAGCTTTCCTCTCCAGGAATTGGATCGGCCAGGACAGCCTTGATTATGGGACCTTGACGGCAACGGAGAACGGCACCCTCGCCGGCCGGCTGATCGATGGGGATCCCCTTTCTCTCTTAAACGATACCTCCGCGGCGGATGGAACGACTTGGACGATCACGGCGAGCCTGAGCGAAAAGAGCCTGACTCCCGGGAAGACGGTGAACGTCCTAGTGATCCAGAACATCAATTGGAAGAATTTCCAAGTAAAATACAGCACGGACGGCGGCTCAACTTATGGGAACGTCTTTGTTGGAGGCGACTATGAGCTCGGGACGGCCAACTTTGCCGGGACGGATCTCCAGCTTGCCCTCGCTGCGGACGTTGAAGATATCACCCACATTCAAATCGACGTCACTCATGTCCAGGCATCCTATAGCGATAAGACGAAATTCGTCGGTGGGCTGATCGCGGCCGAGCTCGATACCCAGATGAGCCGCGGGCTTAGGGATTACGTCCAAGGGGAAATCGAGAACAAGCGGACCGTGATCCTTGGGGATGGGTCTGTATCTGAGGATTTTTGGTTGAGATCAGCTCAATCATATATTTGGTGGAAGGCGGATTTCGAATTCCGTGCGATTCTGATCGCTGAGGTCAAAGCTCTGCAGGCGATCCGAGCCGGCCGGAAACCGTTTCTCCTCTATCCTCGTCCTGGCGATGATCAGCGGGCAATCTATCAATGTATATTTGTCGGCGAATTAAGCCCGGTCCTCATGATCCCGGCGTCAAATGGATATGAACTTCCTGTAAGCGTGCGGGAGGTCCGTGCCTGAATCTACATCCTCGCAATTCGATGAACAGTGGGCCGATACCCGCGGCCGCACCGTTGATTGGTTCATCGAGTACAAGCGCCGATATTCCAACGGCTCCGCGTTCGTTTTCGAATCGGAAGCGAAGATCCTCTATCCATGGAATGTCGTCGGAATGTCCCCGGTTGTTTTCGGCGTGGACGGCGCTTCGAATCTCACGCTCCAAGTCAGGAATGAAGATCAGAGATGGCTTCCATCAAATTCCATAGATAGCGTCTACGCTCCTGACGATGTCGCGGAAGACGGATACGAAAAAGCAGGGTGGGAATTCGTCTTCAAATACGGATATCTCCTCGCCGATGGGACCATTCAATATCTGACGCGATTCACCGGCTTTTCGGAGACGCCGGTTCTCAATAGCGACAATGGGGCGGCGGAGATTCGATTACTTGGTAGGGAATACGAAGCGGAACAAGTCATAGCCGATGAGGTCTTTTCGAACGATTTGACCGGGCAGCCGACAAACCCGGCCCATGGCGATGGGACCACGACCGACTTCCTCAGTGGGAAAGCTTCTGCATTCGCACCCACAATTTATTATGTCGAGGGGATATTGGTCTCATCCGGAGTAGACGACAAAATAGATTTCGATGAGGGTGGCGGAGAGCTAAACGCGACGATCGATGACGGGACATGGGCGGTCGCGGATTCTGATAGTGTCGCCGACTCGATCAACGCGAAGATCAAGGCAGCGCTCGAGGCCGCCGGCGGTGATACCTACACGGTGACTTTCGATCTGGATACTCGGAAGTTCACTATCACGAAGGACGGCGGCGGGACATTCAGCATCCTTTGGAAGACCGGGACGAATGGGGCTGATGGAACAGACACCGACGCCGGAGCGATCCTTGGATATTCTGATGCCGCTGACGATACCGGAGCTACTTCCTACGTCTCAGACACGGCGCAGACGGAGATATTGATACCGCAAGAGGATTACCGCCTCGATGATGTTCGAGAAGCGGATATCCAAATGAAGTTCATTTTCGCGGATTCCGCGATACCGGCGAGTACCGATCTTCTTATATGGGACGGGAAGCAATTACTGACGGATCAGAAGGTGAGCGTCCTTGTTGGGCTTCTATGCGATGCGTTCGGAGTCACGCCAGCGGAGCGGTCGATCGAAGAGCCAACATTCGGAGCGGTCGATCAATCGAATACTGTTTCGACCCAAGCGGAATGGGAAGCGGGCATCCTTCAGAATATCTCGACATTAGCGGTCCTCGGGTCCATTCTAAAAAAATGGCTTCTCGTAGACGATTTTACGGCCGGGAATCTTGATGGATGGGCTATAAGCAAAACGTCGGGGGCTTCTGCATCCGCTGCTACTAATGCGATGGTCCTAACCGCGCCGACATTCGAGAACGTGACGGCTACAAAAACATTTTCCAAGACGGTCGGGACTTGGTCATTCGATTTTGATTCGGCCCTATCCGGGAGTGCTATCGGGGTTTCGTCACAAGTGAGATTCTATACGAACACAGGAGGCCAGGGATCTTATTCGCTTCTGTTCGCCCATTTCACGAATGTAGTAGTTCTTCGATATAACCCGCCGGTCGGCGCGGCCGTCAACCTTCTATTTTTAGGGGCGATACCTGGGAGCCTGACGAATTGGAGAATAACAAGGAATTCGGATGGTGAGTTCGAGGTCTTCAAAGCGAATGTTTCCGCCGGTACTGTCACAGATACGAACGTGACATCTTCTCAAAACTTCGCAGTATCGGCCGGCTCCGGAGGCACGGGATCCATAGTCGCGACCATCGACAATATCTTTGTATCCGATGAGCTCGACGGCGCCGGCGCTGTTAGTTTGGATGTTGGAGTATCCGTTTCTGATGAAATAGATCTGCTATCCACCCCCGGAGATTGGATACCACACTCCAAAGTCGCGACTCTGAATGGAGGGGCGATAACCGTCAAGACGATGACGAGCGCGGTGAGCGGTTCGGGGTATGAGGCCGCCGTCGCAGTCGACGGCAAT